AATGCCGCTTTGCCTGATCGAGCGTTACCGGCTCGCTGGCCGGCGCGGCGATAACGCGCAGTGCGGCATACATCGCCTTACTTGCGCACTACCTGTGCCGGTTGGCGGACCGGTTCGGCCGGCTTGGACTCTGCTGACGCCTCGACCGGCGTCGGCACCAGGAGTTGCATCGGCTGGGCAAGACGGCGCGCTGCCAAGTCCTGCGCCTGATCCATCGGCACCGCGATGCGATCGCCCACCGTGTAGTGGGCGAAGCGCTTCATGATCCGCATATCCACCAGGGTGCCGGGAACCATGTCGCTCATGCGACACCCGGATCAGTGACGACGACGGCGGCGGACGGCGGCGCGGCGGTCGAGCCGGTCGCGTTCGTCGCGGTTACGGTGCAAATCGCCGACTGACCCGCTTCGGCGGTCGTAACGGTGTGCGTGTTGCTGTCGGTTCCAACAGGGGCGCCGTCGAGGGTCCAGGCGTAGGCATACGTGGTCGGCGCCCCGTCCCATGTGCCCGTCGAGCACGACAGCGCGTCGGCGAGTTGCGTCACGGCGGGGACCACCGTGTTGACCGGCGCGGCGTCCCCTCCGGTCGGCGGTGCGTCGCCGGTCACGCCGAGGTCGGCGAGGCGGGCGGCTTCGTCGGTAGTGAAGGCGGCGGTTTCGCCTGCGTTATAGCTGGCGAAATGCTGATTAAACGTCACCGGGGTTTCGCGCTCGACGGTGCTCTCGACTTCGAGCGGCGCGGGTTCGCCACTCGGGTTGCGTGGCGTCGCGCGTCCGGTCGGGTTCTCCGGTGTCGCGCGGTCGGCATCCTCGCGCGCGGCGGCTCCAGGCATGCCCGCCGCGATGTCGCGCGCGCTACGTTCAAGCTGCACCGACGCGCGCGGATCGTAAGTTTGCGGGATGTCGAGATGTTGCGGGTCGGGCGGATAGCGGCGCGGGGGGAATTCGAACCCCCCCGGCATCGAGCCGAGGGGGATCAGGCGCGGCGCGGTCGTGCGATCGTCTGGCATTGTGCGATGCTCCTCCGATTATGCCGGGTCTTTGAGCGCGGGCGGTGCGTTCGCGCCGGTCGCCAGAGCGGGCCTGATGGCGGCGGCCTGCGACCACGTTGGATTGAGCGGTTGCGTCGAGTAAGGCGCCCCAGGCGCGCCAGGAACGCCGGCAAAGCCCCAATCCTGGATCAGCAGCACCACGAGCGACTGAAGGTGCCGCATATTCACGTCATGCTCGGCGATGACGCGGAACAACGACTGGTCGCGCTGGAAGGTCGACACCATGCCGGTTCCGTCGTTGTAAGCCGCAACGTCCGAGGCATCGACCACCACGTTGTAAGTGTCCGCGATGATGAAGTCGGCCATATCGACGAAATAGACCTCCGTCGCCTTGGTGTAGGTGCTCATCACCAAGTTGGTCGGTATCTGTTGCGTTATGCGGATCGGGTAGCCCTCGAACGTGCCGCGAGCGATTTCATCCTTGTAATAGAACCCGCCGACCTGATCGCGCGCGGTCGAGATGAACCGGGCGATGGTCGGTGCCATGATCCAGGTCGGGCGGATCATGCGGCTCATGCCGTTTTGTAGTGCGAGAATCGCGGCATTCGCCCCGGCGAGGATCGCGGTTAGTTGGTCCCCCGGTGCGGGTGTCGCCGGCATGGCGGCAACGGTGATCAGATTCGCCGGCAGCACGAGATGGCGCATCCCGATCGGCCCCTTGTCGGTGCCGTCGCCGCGCAGGAAAGCGAGGTCCTCGCGGCGCGTTACGGTCTGCACGAGATCGTCGCGCACGATCTCCTCGACGCCGATCGGCGAGCGGCGGATCAGGTCGTTAGAGACCGGCACCAGCGCGGTGAGCTTGCGCGCCACGAGGTTCACGTCGTCGAACCGCTCTTGCGAGATGCCGATATCGTCAAGCTCGTTTTGATAGGCGGCGGTCGCACCGCCAGCGAGGCGCGGAATGGTCAGGTTGCCCATCGGCATGCCGACTTCCATCGCGCCGGCTCCGCGCACCGCCGTCCAGGCGCGCAGAAGCTCGATCAGGTCCGCCATGAAGTCCTGCGGGATCAACGCGCCACCTTCGCCGGTCACGCCGGAATTGAGCGCGCGGGCCACCACGTCGTCGCCGAAGCGATTGGTGACGAATTCCGCCGCCTTTTCGAGCGAGACATGATTGAAGCTGGCGTGCATGAGGCCGAGCACATAGCGCGCGGCTTTGATGCCCCGCTTGTCCTTTAGCCCGGCGTCGGGATCGCGCTTTGCGCGCGCTGCCGCCTTGGCGCCGGGCTTGACGCGGAAGCTGCCGCGCCGGTCATCGAGGTCCTTGTCGGCGTCGTCGTCGTCCTCGCTATCGCCATCGGCCGCGTCCTGCGCGCCCTCGGCGGCGGCTTGCATAGCAGCGGCAACACGCTGTAGCCGCTGGTCGATCGCGGCGAGTGCTGCGGATAGTTCGTCGAACGTCGTCGATCCGGCTTCGTCAATCGGCTTGTCGTCGGTATCCTCTTTCACGATCGCGCCCATTTTGGCGACGATCTCGGAACGCCGACGCTTTAGCTCGCGATGCTTTTCGGATAGTCCAGCCATGACCTTGTTCCTCGTGTGAATGTGTTGTGGCGCGCGGATCAGTCCGCAGTCGCCATAGCCAGTTGGAACACGCGTCGGCGGCGTGCTCGTGCTCTTGCTTGTTCTTCATTGAAAGCGGTCACTTCCTCGCCGCTTGTCGGGTTCGGCGTAGCAATCGCGGTGCCCTCGCCCGGTAGCGGCGCGTCAACCAGCGCCTCCGGGTTCGCGGGAACCGTGACGATCGAAAGCTCGACCAGCTCCTGTTCGGCGAAGTCGATGCCGGGGAACCAATCGTCGGCGCCGCGATCCTTGTCGGCGCTGTAGTCCCACTTGAGCGGGCGGAAGCCGACCGAGGTCGCGGCAATGAAGCCGCCGCGTGCGAGGCGATAGACGGCTTCGGCGAACTGACCGCCTTCCGGCGTATCGTCCGGTATGAACTCGACCGATGCCTTGAGCGCGCCGCCCTCAATCGTGACATCGAACGCGCGGCCGATCGGCAGGCGCGAGGCGTCGTGGCCCCAGAGCACGACCGGGTTGTTTTTGAAGTTCGCGAGGTCCCAGCCGGCGATGGCGATCGTGTCACGCTCGCGGTCAACGCTGCCGGTCGAGATGGTGAAGCGGAGCGCGCGCTTGTCGGTCTCGATCGTGTCCGGTGCGGCTATGATCTGCTTGCGGATACCGAGCACGGCGCCGATTGCGCGGCGGTTGCGGTTGAGCAGTTTGAACCGGGTTGCGCTTACAAGCTGCATCACTCGGTTCCTCCCGGTTCCGCCTTCGGTGGCGTCGCACCGGGCGCGTTCGCGGTCTCGCTCGGCGCGGTCGTGGTCTGCGCGAGATTGTCGGACGGGACAGCGGTATTGAGTGGCACGCGATAGTCGTCGCCGTGGCCGTCCTCGATCGGGTCCATGTTTTCCTTGGCGCGGACCTCGTTGCGGCTCAACCAGCCGTTGAGCGTGCCGACCTGATAAGCTTGATAGCGCGTTAGCAGATCGCTCCGCGTCATGTCGTCAAAATCAAACTTGCATTCGAGGAAGCTGCGTTCGTCCTCGAACAGCAAATGGTGGTTGAATAGTTGTTCGATCGACTCCGCGATCGGCTTGAGCGCGCCATCGACGTATTGCTGATTTTGCTGCTCGATGTTGTTCAGCGTCGCCTTGTCCAACTCGCCGAGGCGGTGCGGCGGGACGCCATACATGCGGGCGATGTCGAGCACCTGGAAGCGGCGCGTTTCCAAGAACTGCGCTTCCTCGTTGGTGATCGCGACCTTTTCAAACTTCATGCCTTCCTCAAGGATCGCGACCTTATGGGCGTTTTGCACGCCGGCATGGGTTTCGCGCCATGAATTCGCGATGCGGTCCGCCGCCTCTTTCGATAGCTGTCCTGGGTGGCTAACAACGCCGCCGACCTGTCCGCCTTGCCGGAACAGGATGCCGCCGTGTTGCTGCGTCGCGAGCGCGAGACCGATCACGTCCTGCGCGATGGCGATCGGCGATACGCCAACGTAGCCGTCCATCGAGATATTCTTGAGGTGGATCATGTCATCGGGCGGCACCACCAGCCCGTAGCCGAGCCGGCGCGAGTTGATCCGATACCAAAGCTCGCCGTCATCGGTCAGCATCATGGTGCAGCGATCCGGGGCGATCGGGACAAGCTCGATCGGGTTCGCGTCGCGGTCGCGCTCGACGACGATGAACGCGTTGCCGCGCAGGCAGAGCGAGGTGAGCATGTAGGAAACGAATTCAAATCGCGTCTGCCAGCGGTTCGGCCGGCGAAATAGCTTATTCAACGGATGCTGCTGCTCGCGCCGATAGCCGCCGGATGGCAACTCGCGACGGATGAACGGCTTCAGCATCGCCATGTCCTGCGAGATCATGCGGATGCACGCATAGACCGCAGCGGCTTGCAGTGCGGTGAACGGGGTAACGGGAACGCCGGTATTCGAGGCGTAGCCGCCGAGCGCGGCATAGAGCATCGGTTGCGGCCAGCCGAGACCGCCGAGGGTCGAGGTCGGCCCCCCGGCGTCCTTCGTCGCGGGAGCGGACGGCGCGGCCTGTTGCGGTTGAGATGATCCCAACAGCCATTGGCCGAGCCGTTCGCGGATGCTCATTGTCGGTTAGCCCTTGGGCGCCGGCTCGGGCGTCGGCGGCAGCGGCATACCGGCTGATAGCGACGGATCAACGGCGATGTAGCGCCAGCCCACGCCCGGAATACCGCACACCACCCAGAACGTTTGCGATGGCAGGCTATTGTCGATCTGACCACCGGACCCGCCTGGAAGCGAATTGTCGGGCCGGGCCGGTCTGCCCGGTGTGGGCCAGATTGTCCCCGGCGCGACCGGCAGCGTGTTGTCTGGCCCGACTGGAACGATGGGTCGGCTCCACGACGGAGGAGGCCAGATGCCAGGAGGCGGTTCCGGCAGCGTCACGCCGATTGGCGGGATACCGGGTGGCAGGCTGTTGTCGGGATGACCGGCGCCAATACCGCCGCCGAAGCCTGGATCGACCGGACCCTCGGCCCCGGCGCCCTCGACGTTCAGATACCCGCCCGTCACATGAACACGCGTCATAGGTAATTCTCCTGTTTCAGATTCACCGATCGGCACGAAATGCAGGACCATTTAGCCCAGCATCATCAGTCCACGGGTTTCGTAGACCGAGGTCGTCGTGACAGCCGTCATGACGCGCGCAATCGCCATGATCAGCGCCACGGCGGCATCGATTTTGTTTTCGGGTCGCGCCTTGCGCGGGAACACGTTACCGCGCGCGTCGTAATGTCCGACGACGTTCGACATGCACCACGCCAACACGCCGTTGCCATCATGCCGTAGCCGGCCGTTGCGGATCGCGGCGTCGAGTTCTTTCGTCGCTTCGCTCAAGTTCTGCACGTTCATGCGGAACTCGACGCACGGCACACGTTCAGCGCTCAAGCGCTGGGCAAGCTGCGTTGCGCCCCACGGATCATAGGCGACTGATTGGACCTGGAACCGCTTGCCGAAGTCGATCAGATCGGCCTCGATGACGGAAAAGTCTGTTTCGTTCCCCGGCGTGATGGTCAACACGCCCGCGCGCGCCCACCCGGGATATGACGGATTGCGCGCCTCGGATACCGCCTGTTCGTTTAGATAGCAGCGGACGAACACGGCGTAATCCTCGCCGTCGCGGAACACCGCAGCGACTGCGGCGAGATCGGTCTTGCTCGCGAGATCAAGCGCGATATGGCACGGCTTGCCGGCAAAGTCCTCGATCCGAAGCAACGGATCGGCGCACTCCTGCCACGAGCGCATCGAGAACAGCGCTTCGTCGGCGCCGACCCATAGGTTGAGATGGCGCGTTTTGAATACCGACTCCTGCGCGGCATTGTTCCGCGCCTGTTTGGCAATCGAGCGGATCGCGTCAGGCTGGACGGTCTGGCCCCAGCCGGGGTTGACCTTGCGCCACGTCGTCTCGCTCCAGGTGTCGTCGGTCGCGTCGGCGGTATAGATCAGCGCGAACAGCCGATCGTCCTCTTGCACGCCGTCGAGCACACGGAGCGAGTAATCCCAGAGTTGCTTGCCGATGCCGCTGGTGTTGTCGGTCGCGGTGGTGATCGAGATCAGCAACGGCTGAATGCGCTTGCCCATCGCGGTCAACAGCACATCATAGACCTCGGGCGTTTTGTGGCTCGCGATCTCATCGCAGACCGCGACCGCGACATTGAGGCCATCGAGCGCTTTCGCGTCGGATGATATCGGCGCGAACCGGCTCGCGGTGTGCTCCTGAAATATCGCGTTGACCATCACCTTGACCGAGATCGGCGGCTTCTGGAGACGCGGCGTGCGGCGGACCATGTGCTGCGCCATATCGAACAGGATACGGGCCTGATCGCGTGTGACCGCAGCGGCGTAGCCTTCGGCGCCGCCTTCGCGCTGCATAAACGTGCAGTAGAGCGCGGCCGGTGCGACGATCGTCGTCTTGCCGTTGCCGCGCGGGACTGCCACGTAGCCCTGCCGGAACCGTCGCAACGCGGTGCCCGCCTCAACGAAGCCGAACAGGTTCGCATAGACGAAGCGCTGCCAGTCCATCAGCCGGATCGGCTTGTCGGCTTCGGGGCCTTTGATGTTCGGCAGCATCGAGGCGAACAGCATGGCGCGATTGGCCTGGGTCTCATCGAACTGCCACGCCGAGTTGCCGGCGCGCGCGTCCGCGAGGTCGCGATTGAACCGGACCGCCGACTTGCGGGCGGTCTCGCACGCGGTCGCGTCGTCGGCGAGCCGCTTGGCGAATTCGATGGCGGGGGAAACGTGATCGCGATTAGTCACGGCACCTTGGTGAGAGGCGTCTCTGTGGTCGCGTAAATACGCGCGCGCACGCCAGCGTCCTTCGCTTCGAGCAGCTTGCGCAGCGCAACCGTCCGCTCGGGGTTGCGCGGTAGCATCGTCACGATCCATTCGGCTAGTTCGCCGAACGGCGCGCTAAACTTCTGCAACTCTTGCGGCAGATGGTCATAGGCGAAGAACTGTAGGATCGGCTCGCGTGTCTCGCTCATTTACGCAACCCCCGCTGTCAATTCGTCCCACGGATCGATCTCGCCCTCGATCAAGCGCGGACCGCCGCCCGGTATCAGTTGGATGCGCGGCCTCGAGGCCGGCGAGAAACCAAGCTCACTGCCACACCGGAGCATGATCAGCGCGGCGTGGTTCATGATGCGGAGATACGGCGAAGCGGTCGCGGTGCCATCCTTGTTCTTCGTCAGTAACGGCAGCGAGTTGCCACGATCGAGCGTTGCTTGCGTCATCATGGCGGTGCGGTGCCGGTCCTCGGCCTCGACCCAGGTGACCAGCACCGAACGGTCGAGCGCTTTGAGCAGACCGCGCGGCGCGTAGCGCATGACATAGGCCCAGCCGGCTTTCTGGCTCGGTGTGAGGAAGTCGGGCGGGACGACCTCGAGATCGGTCTCGGGCTGCGGCTCATACGGCAGCGTGGAGCGATCGGCGCGATCGGTGCCGTGGAGCTTGTGAAGCGCGGTCGGCTTGCGCGGTCGGCCTGTCCTGCGGGTGCCGTGACGCGGTTTTTTCATGTCTCGATCACCCAGCCGGCGAATTCGCCGAAGCGGAAGAATTCGACCGCGTTATCCGGCAGCAGTCCGCGCGGCAGCGGTCGCTGCACGCCGGACAGCGAAAGCTCTTTCGCGACGATCTCGGCGGCGTCGACACCGGCCGCGAGCTTGCCGGCGAGTGCTAGGCGCCACAGCACGGTCCCGACATAACCCCACTCGGCTTCGCACTTGTCGAAGATGATGATCGCGCCACCGGGCTTTGCCGCGTCGCGCAAGCGGTCGAGTAGACCGGCGCGCTCGGCCGGCGCGACGAACATCAGCGTCAGGAACGCGACCGCGACATCGAACGGCTCGAACGCGACGCGCTCGGCGCGCTCGATCTGCAATTGACCGGGGCCGGTGTAGAGCGCGGCCATTTCCTCGGACGGCTCGACGGCGATTAGGCGGGCCCCTCGCGCGGTCAAGGTCGGTGCGAGCGCGCGGCCGATGTTCCCGGTTGCGGCGCCGAGATCGTAAACTTGACCGCCGGTCGGGATGTAGTGGCGCGCGACATGCGCGACGGCGCCGGTTGCGAGGCAATACCAGGGAAGCTGTTCGCGAACGTGCCGTTCAAAGCCGGCCGCGACCGCTTGGTCCTCGAAAGTCCAGTTCCGGGGGATGTCGAAGCCGGCGACGGCATCCATCAGGTGAACGCTAGGTGAATTCGCAGCTGCGGAAGGGAATCTGCTGCGATTGCCCTGGCAGTCGTCGCCGCCGGCACTCGATACGGAGATCGCCGGCCCGGCAAGGCCGGTTTAACAGCAACGTAGGAACCTCGATTATGACCAAGACAACCAAGACTGCCAAGCCTGCCGCCAAGCTGACCGCGAAGCGCGTCGCCAAGGCGACAACGAAGGTGCTCGACCGCAAGCCGGCGCTGAAGCCACTGACTCTCGATGGCAAGGTGGTGCTGCCCGGGCGCGCGCCCGTGACCGCGCTCGGCGCGATCCGCCAGGAGATCGCCGCCAAGGCCGCTAGCAAGCCCGTAGCGCCCGCCAAGGCGGCGGTGGCTACCGTCAAGCCGGCGAAGGCGGCGAACGGCGCTACGGCCAGCGCCAAGCCGGCGGCGGAGGGCGTCAAGGCGCCGACCGGCGCGAAGGGCAAGATCATCGCCATGATCGACGCGAGCAAGGCCGGCGTATCGGCCGGCGAGATCGCCAAGGCGCTGGGCTGGCCCCGGGCGGGCGGGACGATCAGCCGCGCGATCAAGCTCGCGCCGTTCAAGGTCGCCAAGGCGCGCGACGCCGAGGGCGTGTTGCGCTACTCGCGCGCCTAAGCCGGTCAAGCGGCGATCTCCCGGAGGGGCGCGGAGCGATCCGCGCCCTTCCTGCTGCGTGTGACCGGATCGAGGACGCGATCGCGGATCGTCTCGGCGATCGCCGCCATCATGACGGGCGGGACCGCGCGGCCGAGCCGTTCCCACTGCTCGGCGTAGGTGCCGGTCAGCACGAAGTCGTCGGGGAACGCGCAGATGCGGCGAAGCTCGGCGATGCTGAACTTGCGGCACTCGGTCGGATGCGCGACCGACGCGGCGTGCGCCTTCCGGCCCTCCGCCGTGATCGTCGGCGACGGCGCGGCGAGCGACGCGCGGACAAGCTGGAAGTATCGATCCGAGGTCTCGCCCTGGCCGAGCTTGTCAAGCTCGCGACCGACCGCGAAGCGCGCCATGTCGGATTCGCCCTCGACGATGAACTGATCGGTTCCGCCGCTGTAGCGGTTGCCGCGCGCGACAACGGTCGGCGCCGGCTCGGCGAGATTGAGGCGCTGTCCGCGCTTGCTCGAATGACCGTTGCCATTGCCTTGACGAACGATAACGCGCTGCGACGGCTCGACCGCGAGCGTCATCTCGCTTTGCGTGCCTCGCCGGTTGTGCGTCTGGACGGTGGGCGCCGGCTCGCCGGTCGAGCGCGTGCCGTGCTTGGTGTTGACGCGGACGCGGACCGCGCGCGACGCCTGGACGGTCGCGGCGGGCGTGCCGCTATCCTGCATAGCGTGGCCGTTGAAGCCGTTGGCGTGCTCGACCGCGCCAATCCACGGCAGCGCGTCGCGGACGCTGTAGCGGTAGCTCCTAGGCGTCGGAAAGGCCGGGTCGATCGCAAGGTCGAGCCGCGTCCCGATGAAGATCAGCCGTTGTCGGGCCTGCGGAACGCCAAGCCACTGCGCGTCGAGCAGTTGCGAGCGGACGCGGTAGCCCGCCGCCTTCAATGCCGCGAGAATATCGAGGAAATAGCCCTTGCCGGCGCCCTTGACCAAGCCGGACACGTTTTCCGCAACGAAAACGCGGGGCTGAAGCGCCTTGACCAGCCGCGCATACTCGAAAAACAGGTCCTCGGTGCGCTGTTTGCGGCCGGCGCTGTAGTTCTTGACCTCGCCCCAGCCCTTTTGCCGCTTGCCGGCCATCGAGAACGACGCGCAAGGCGGCGAGCCGTCGAGCAAGTCAAGCTCGCCGACGCCGAGACCGGTCGCGGCAAGTATCTCGCCAGCCTCGACAATCCGGATATCGCGGCAATCGAGCGGCGTATCGGGGAAGTTCGCGCGATAGACCGCCTGCGCCGGGGCGATGAATTCGTTCGCCCAACAAACCTTGAAGCCGGCCATGCGGTAACCGAGCGAGGATCCACCGCAACCGCTGAAGGTCGAGGCGCTCGGAACGCGGTATGGCGGCTTAGGCGGTCGCATATCGGCGCTTTCCGGCTCCATCGACGCGGAAGGCCGGCATTGCCGGCTTGGTCCAGTCGATCCGGCCGCGATCGAGCAGGAAGTGGTGGCTACGGCAGAGCGTCCGCAGGTTCGCCGGATCGTTGTTCCAGGGGTCGCCGTCCAGATGCGCGACATCGAGCCGGCCCTTGCAGTCGCCGATGCAGCTTAATTCGCAACGGTCTCTCTGTCTGACCGCCTTGCAGGCCCGTTCGTGCGCGGTCCGCTTCAGGACAACCGGCTTGATTTTCGCGACGTTCGACTTGCCGGTGCGATGGTGGTTCCGCGCGTAGCGCCGGGGACCTCTGCCGCGCTGGTCATACTCGGCGATAAGGGTTCCGCACCCGCACTCACAGGGCTTCACGCCGGCTGCTCCTGCTCGGTCGTCGTCTCGTGGCCCATTCCCGCTGTGCCAGACCAGCGGAACCCACAGCGGGGGCACTGGTGCTCGGTCTCGATCGTTTCGTCGTAACTGTCGAACGAACCGGGCGCCTTCGGGCCGGCGATCAGGTCCTCGATCGACTTCGCGTCAAAGCCGGTAAGCTCGACCGACGCGCCGAGATCGCGAAGCTCGCTCAATTCAAGTCCGAGCAGTTCCGCGTCCCAGCTTGAAAGCTCGGCGAGCTTGTTATCCGCGAGCCGATACGCGCGGATTTTTGCCTCGCTCCATCCGCGTGCGGTCATCGTCGGAACGGTCTCGATATCGAGCAACCGCGCGGCGAGAACGCGACCGTGGCCGGCGATCAATGCGCCGGTCTCATCGACTAGAACCGGGATCGTCCATCCCCACTCGCGTATAGACGCGGCGATCTGCGCAACCTGTGCGTCGGAATGCAGTCGAGCATTGCGCGCATACGGAACAAGTTCCGCGATCGGCCGACGCTCGACTTGATCCGCCGGCCATTCAAACTTAGGCGGTGCGGAGCGCGCTGCGCGAGCGGAATTCGTTGGTTTTGGCATCATGAAAATCTTGT